GGGATAAGGGCATCATTGCAGGCCACGGCAGGCTTATGGCGGCTCGAAAGCTAAACATGACAGAAGTACCAGTTATAGAGCTAAAAGACTTAACACCTACGCAAAAGAAAGCCTACATCATTGCCGACAACCGCTTGGCGTTGAACGCAGGGTGGGATGACCAGATGCTAACCATCGAGCTAAACGATCTATTGGAAGATAAGTTTTCCTTAGAACTGCTAGGGTTTAACGCAGACGAGCTTAATGCGTTGCTAAACCCTGTAGAGATAAACGAAGGCTTAGTAGACGAGGATGAAGTACCTGAACCACCACTAGAACCGATCACCAAACTAGGTGATGTTTGGATACTAGGCAATCACAGGCTTATGTGTGGGGATAGCACAAGCATTGACGCTGTGGATAAGTTGATGGATGGGAAGATGGCTGATATGGTGAATACTGACCCGCCTTATGGGGTTAACTATCAGTCGAATATGCGAACCAAGTCTGAAAAGTTTGATGTATTGATGAATGACGATGTAATTTTGGATGTTGTGCCGGTTATTGAGGCTTGCTCAAAAGGTTGGGTTTTTATATGGACAACTTGGAAAGTCATTGATAAGTGGCTGGAAAATACCAATGGCTTTGGTTTTCCTACAAATATGGTCATTTGGTTTAAGGGCGGAGGCGGTATTGGCGACCTTAAAAAGACATTTTCAACCGATTACGAAATTGCGCTTGTTTTTAATCGTGGCGCAGAGCTGACAGGTAAGCGAATCGGAAGCGTTTGGAAGGTTGGAAAAGACGGTGCAGCCGATTACGCGCACCCAACACAGAAGCCCGTAGCATTGGCAGAAGAGGCGATTGATAAAACAACTCGCAGCGGTGCGTTGGTTCTTGACCTATTTGGCGGCAGCGGATCAACTTTAATTGCTTGTGAAAAAATAGGAAGGCACGCTCGGCTAATGGAGTTAGACCCCAAATACTGTGACGTAATCGTCAAGCGCTGGGAAAACTTCACTGGCAAAACAGCAGTTTTATCGGAGTTATAAGCAAATGGCTGAAAAAGGAAGGCCGCCACATAAGCCTACGCAAGCAGACAGGGATACGGCAAAGCGCCTGTCCGCGCTAGGTTGCCCGCATGAGGATATTGCCATTCGCTTGAAAATATCATCTGATACGCTGGTTAAGTATTACCAAGTTGAGCTAGACGAGGGAAGGATTGACGCTAATTCAGCCATTGCTGGTACGTTGTTTCAACAGGCTAAAAACGGAAACACCCAAGCTGCTATCTTTTGGTTAAAAACACGAGCCAGATGGAAAGAAACAGACCGCCATGAAATTGCAGGCGCAGATGGTCGTGACTTGGTGGTTAGATGGGCAGAGAACTAATACTGCCTTATGCCCCTAGACAGGCATTTAAATCATTCCACAACCGCACCGAGCGTTGGGCTTGTCTTGTCGCACACCGTCGAGCAGGCAAAACAGTCGCAGCAATTAACGACATTATCAGGGCTGCGCTTATGTGCAAAAGCCCAAATCCCCTATTTGCGTACATTGCACCGTTTCGCAGCCAGGCTAAGTCCGTGGCGTGGGATTACCTTAAACACTTTGCCCAGCCTGTCTTAGCGACGAGCAACGAGGCCGAGCTGACCGTTGAGCTTATAACTGGCGGCAAGATCCGTTTGTTTGGTGCTGACAACGCTGATGCTATGCGAGGCTTGGGCTTTGATGGCGTGTTTATGGACGAGTACGGTGACTTTAGACCGTCAGTCTGGGGCAATGTCGTAAGACCGTGTTTGAGTGACAAAATGGGCTGGTGCGTTTTTGCGGGGACTCCAAAAGGCAAAAATCAGTTTTGGGACATCTACGAAACAGCTAGGCGAACACCTGACGAGTGGTTTCATCTTGTCCTAAAGGCTAGTGAATCTGGACTGTTGCCCGAAGCAGAACTCAAAGCCGCTGCCGCACAAATCTCACCAGACCAGTTTTTGCAAGAGTTTCAATGCTCATTTGAAGCTGCCATTGTCGGCGCTTTCTATGGAGAGGACTTACGCAAGATCACAGACGCTGAACAAGTTTGCAGGGTTGACTACGATCCACACCTACCCACATACACGGCTTTCGACTTAGGATATCGAGATGACACGGCGATTTGGTGGTATCAGGTCGTGCGTAACGAAATCCACATCATTGATTATTTTGCAATAAGTGGTGCAAATATCGCAGAAATAGCTAAAATAGTTGTAGAAAAGCCGTATATTTACGGTAAACACTACTTACCGCACGATGCGAAGGCGAAAACACTAGCAGCAGCGGGTAAGTCAGTTATTGAGCAATTAGCAGAGTTTTTAGGCATCAACAACATGGCGATTGTGCCTGACTTGTCGGTGCAAGACGGGATTCAGGCGGTCAGACAGATGTTGCCCATGTGTTGGTTTGATGCTGAACGAACGCACGATGGGCTAGAGGCACTAAGACAATATCAGCGTGAATATGACGAGGACAAGAAATCGTTTAGGCAAACACCGAGGCATGACTGGACGAGTCACCCAGCAGATGCTATGAGAATGTTAGCGATTGCTTGGAGGTTAGAGCCAAAGGTTAAACCGCCAGATGTTGAGAAACCGTTAATGGTCGGGCCAGAGAACACAGTAACTTTAAATGATATGTGGGCAACCCACACAAACCAACGGAGTAGAAGATTATGAGTGGCGTATCAAATCCCTTTAGATACCAATACGAAACAATTGCAGCAAGCCAAACCGCACAAGTTTTAGGTGGAACTGGCGCAACAGGCGATTATGTACACAAGCTAATCGTAAACGTCACAACTGCGGCAACCAGCACAGTTACCTTGATTGATGGCTCAACGTCAATTGTGATTGTTCCGGCGGCTACTGTAGTTGGCGTGTACTCGATTGCCATTGAAGCAATCTCAGCGACTGGTGCGTGGAAAGTAACAACTGCCGCAGGCGTGTCTGTGATGGCAACAGGCATCTTTAGCGCATGATCGTAGCGTCGGTCTTGCGGTCTGGTGGGGACTTTGAGCCGCAGCACGTTTACAAGCTGCAACGAATGTGCGCTAAGTATTTGCCACCGCATGAGTTTGTCTGTTTGTCAGACATTCAGTTAAGTTGCGACACCATACCGTTGCGGCACGATTGGGCGGGTTGGTGGGCAAAGATGGAGTTGTTTCGGCTATCGAGTGCGTTGTATTTTGACTTAGACACCGTCATTATTGATGACTGCACAGAGATGATCGAGGCGGCAAAGCAACATGATTTTGTGATTATGCGTGACGTTTACAGGGGTCAGTTCAACCCGAAAGCGATGCAATCGAGCATGATGTATTGGTCAAAACCTGTTGATTTGTACGATAAGTTTAAAGAATTACAGATGTACGCAGCTGGTGGCGATCAGTCTTACATCGAACACCACATGAAAGACAAAGTGACGTATTGGCAGGACATTTGTGATGGGATTGTTAGCTTTAAGGCTGATGTGTTGCCCAAAGGGTTAGACAATGCCAAGGTTGTGATATTTCACGGCAAACCTAGACCGTGGGAACAAACAAGGGTTGAATATGAAATTGGTTGAAGGCTGGCAAGTTCCCGATATTGACGAGTGCTGTTTGCCAGCAATCTTGTCTGAGCTGCCGGATTTGAATGTCAGCTATACCCACATGAACCAGTTTCGCACCGTCATTCAGGCAGGCGGCAACATTGGGGTTTATCCCGCTACGATGGCAGGGCAATTTGAGCGTGTCATTACAGTCGAGCCTGATACGGTTAACTATCAATATTTGCTATTGAATGTCGCAGGCCACGACAACATTGAGCATCATTGGGCAGCATTTGGTGACAAACACGGCACAGCAGCAGTCGATCATCCGTATCCTGAGAACATTGGGGCGCATCAGTTAAAGGCAGGCAACGATATTAAAGTTATGCCAATTGATGCCCTAGAGGTAGACGATTGCGACTTTATTCAACTAGACATTGAAGGTTACGAGCACCTGGCTATCTTGGGCGCTGAACAGACTATTAAGAGAACGTATCCAGTTATCACGCTTGAGCTAAAAGGCTTGGGCAGTCGCTATGGGTACACCGACGAGGACACAATCAACCTACTCCAAGATTGGGGCTATGAGATTGTCGGGCGGGTAAACCGTGACGTAATTTTTGCGAGAATGTAATGGAAGCATTGACTGGCGTTCAAAAATGGCTGAATACGATCAGTCAGTACGACAACGAGTTTAAGAAATGGGAAGGTCGAGCAACTAAGATTGTTAAACGCTATCGTGATGACAACCGCAATCAGAACACTAACGAAACGGCTAAATTCAACATTCTGTGGTCAAACGTACAGACGCTGATCCCTGCCGTCTACGCTCGATTGCCAAAGGCTGATGTTGCAAGACGCTTCGGGGATAACGATCCAGTTGCCCGTGTAGCAAGCCAACTAATTGAACGTGCCTTGGACTTTGAAATCGAGCATTACACCGATTTCAGATCGACCATGCGACACGCAGTTGAGGATAGGTTCTTAGGTGGTCGAGGCGTTGCTTGGGTACGCTACGAGCCGCACGTTCGGGCGCAAGATGAGCCAGAGGACGGATTTCAGGTAACTGAGGACGTTGACGAGCCGAACGAGAGTAATCAGCAAGTCAAGACTGCGATGCCTGGCATTGATGGCGCGATGGGCATAGAAGCCGAACCGCAAGAGGAAATTGAATACGAGTGTGCGCCAACGGACTATGTGCATTGGAAGGATTTTGGACATTCAGTCGCTAGGACATGGGAAGAAGTAACGTCTGTCTGGCGTTGGGTGTACATGACTAAAGAAAGCCTTGCCGAACGCTTTGGCGAGAAAATGGCTAAAAAGATTCCCCTAGATGCAGGGCCGGAAACAAACAAACAGTATTCAACACAATCCAAAGACTTCACAAGAGCTAAGATTTGCGAGATCTGGGACAAAGAAAGCGGCAAGGTTTACTGGTTGAGTAAAAGTTGCCCAGACATACTGGATGAGCGTGACGATCCGCTAGATTTAGAGAATTTCTTTCCGTGTGCGAAACCTTTGTACGCGACGATGACAAGCGACACCTTAGTGCCGATCCCTGACTTTGTGCTGTATCAGGATCAAGCCAACGACCTAGATATTTTGAGTGATCGCATCGACGGCATGATTAAGGCGCTGCGTGTGCGTGGGGTCTACGACGCATCACAGCCTACCTTACAGCGTCTTTTGACCGAAGGTGATAACAACACACTCATCCCTGTTGATAAGTGGATGGCGTTCTCTGAGAAAGGCGGTTTAAAGGGGTCAATTGATCTGCTGCCGTTGGATACTTTATCGAACGCTTTACTGCAATGCTATCGGGCGCAAGATGAAATCAAACAAACAATCTATGAAATCACAGGTATTAGTGACATTGTGCGCGGTCAAGGCGCAGCCTCTGAAACAGCCACCGCCCAACAAATCAAAGGGCAGTATGCTGGTTTGCGTTTGCGTTCAATGCAGGAAGATGTTGCCTTGTTCGCAAGCGAGCTATTTCAATTAAAAGCACAGGTTATCTGCACTAAGTTTCAGCCGTCTACAATTCTCCAGTACGCAGCTGCAAGTGCAATGCAGCCCGCCGATCAAGCGTTGATTCCGCAGGCTTTGCAGTTAATTCAAGATAAACCTTTGCGTTCGTTTCGTATTCAGGTCGATGCCGATAGCTTGGTTCAAATTGACGAGCAACAGAACAAACGTGATCGGACTGAGTTCTTGCAAGCAATGGGTGGGTTCTTGACGCAAGCGTTGCCAATGGGTCAGCAGGCGCCAGAATTAGTGCCAATGCTCATTGAATTGGTCAAATTCGGTGTGAGCGCATACAAAAAAGCAGCGCCAATTGAAGGCACAATTGACCAAGCCATGCAAGAAATGCAGAAAAAACAGCAAATGATGGCAAATCAACCACCACCACCAGACAATGAGGCAATTAAAATGGAATCCGAATCAGCAATGAAACAAGCAGAAATTGAGGCAGAGGATCGCAGAGCGAAACTTGATGCGTCAACTCGCATCATGGTGGCAAGGCTTTCTGCTAACCCTGGCGTTGACATCCCTTACCTTGAAGAACAAGTCCAGTCGGCACAAAGAGCTTCAATGGAATTAAGCCAAAGCATTGCAATTTCTATGCAGCAAATGCAACAAGTTCAGATGAATTTGGCAAACATGATTGCTCAAACTATGTCTAAGATTGATGGCGCAGTCGGTGTGATGGCAGCACCAAAACGCATTGTGCGTGGCGCTGACGGTAAAGCAATCGGTGTGGAGGTCATTCAATAATGGCACTTGTTCTCGCAGATAGAGTTTTAGAAACGTCTACTAGCGAGGGCTTGGGCACGTTTGCTTTAGCTGGCGCACAGACTGGTTATCAAACATTCTCAAATGGAATCGGCAACGGCAATACTTGTTATTACACAATTAACGGTCAAACTACCGAACAATGGGAAGTCGGCATTGGCACGGTTGGCGCAGGCACACTTGCACGAACAACGCTAATTTCCTCAAACACGGGAAGTTTTATTAACTTTGTTGCAGGCGTTAAAAACGTATTTGTTACGCAGCCAGCAAGCAAATCAATTTATAAAGACGCAAGCGGCAACGCAATTCCATTGGGATCGGCAAGTGCTACTCAATTAGACATTACCGCCCAAGGCGATTTGCGTCTGCAAGACACCACAGGCGGCGAGTATGTAGGAATCCAAGCGCCTGCTACTTTGGCAGCAAGCTACACGTTGACTATGCCTACTGATGACGGCACAAGCGGTCAGGCGTTAGTAACAGACGGTTCTGGCGTATTGTCTTGGTCGAGCGCTGCATCGGGCGATGTGTACGGCCCTGCCTCGGCTACCGACAATGCCATTGCAAGATTCGACGGCACAACAGGCAAGATTATTCAGAACTCGGTTGTGACTATTGCTGACACCACGGGCAACATGGCAGGCGTTGGTACGCTTAGTTCAGGTGCGATTACATCTTCGGGTCAACTCACCCTCACCAACGCAAGTGATTACAACCTGTACGCAAGCGGTGTAGGTGATAACTTTATGCAAGGCGCGCTGGGGATTGGTACGTTGCCTGCTGCCTCTACTATTACTTTAGTAGGTGGTAATCTTGCTACAGGCGCAGCAACTGTAAATAATATTCTTGTAAATGGCTCAATTCAAAGTGATGTGACTGGTACATATACTTCTTATGGCAGCAATCCTACAACGGCAGCAACCGCATTTACATTGAGTAATTTACGGCATTTTGTTGCGCTACAACAAACACTTGGAGCGGGTTCAACTGTAACAAACCAATTTGGATTTTATGCTTTTAGTAGCCTTACAGGCGCAACCAACAACTACGGCTTCTACGGCAACATTGCAAGCGGCGCAAACCGTTACAACTTCTACGCTAACGGTACGGCTGCTAACTACTTTGCGGGTAATGTGGGGATTGGCACGACCACAATGTCGCAAGCTCTAAACGTGACAGCAGTAAACGCAAGTGGATTTGCTGGTCAACGTGTTCAGAATAACAACGGCAGTGTAGGTATTGCAGGCGTTGAATTTTCATCTGACACGACTTACGCAAAAGCTGCAATTGGATTAACTCGCAATCAACCAAACGGTGTGGGTATACTTTCAATTTACAACGCTGCAAGCACTGCCGCAGCTGATTGGGCAACGACCGACGCACGAATTCAAATTGATTCTAGTGGTTTTGTATCGTTAGGTGCAGCAGTAGGATCAGAATCCCTGCGTGTCACGCCTGTTGCTAGTTCGGTGAATTATGTAGAAATATTGGGCGGTGCTACTGGTACAGGCGGGAGGTTTTTTGCAGGGGGTTCAGACGCTAATATAGTTTTAGACTACGTTACAAAAGGTACAAGCGCACATAATTTTTATACTGGCGCAACTTCAGCAATTCAATTTAAGGTTACTAACACAGCCTCAGCAGTAGACTTCATACAAGTAACAGGTAATTCTGGGGGCTTCCCTAACTTTTCTGCCGCAGGCGCTAGTACAAACATTTCAATTGGGTATGGATCAAAAGGTAGTGGTTCGCATATATTTTCGACAAACGGCATAGCTACAAACCAATTCGTAGTAGCCCACACAGCCTCAGCAGTTAACTACATTTCCGTATTTGGCGGACCAACAGGAAGTGGTGGATACCTACAAGCGTCTGGCTCAGACACAAACATACCGCTTGTGTATTCGTCAAAAGGCAATCGAGAACACGCTTTCTACACCGCAGGCAACTCATTTACGCAACAATTTCAAATCGCCCACACAGCCTCAGCAGTTAACTATCTGCAAGTGACGGGTGCGGCTACGGCGGGTGGTCCTGTATTGTCGGCGCAAGGGTCGGACACCAACATTGACCTAGCCCTGACACCAAAAGGCACAGGCGTCTTAGCGTTTGGCACACACACCGCAGGCGTTGTTGCCCAAGCAGGGTACATTTCTATAAAAGATTCTGCGGGTAACGTAAGACGACTCTTGGTTGGATAGTATGAATAGCTTAATGATTAATCGTTTTGAT